TACTAGCTTCGCTTGCTTTTGTTGTTGCTGTTGTAGCATGACCAGAAGCCGTAGTTGCTGAACTAGCTGCATTAGTTTCACTAGTTGAAGCTGCACTAGCTGAATTACTAGCGTTAGTAGCTTGAGTTGATGATGTACTTGCTGAAGTTGCCGCATTTGTAGCAGAGGTCGAAGATGCACTAGCTGAGTTAGCAGCATTAGTTTCGCTAGTTGCTGCTGCAAGTTTTGATGCATTTGCATCGTTTGCTTTTGTTGTTGCTGTTGTAGCATAACCTAAAGCCGTAGTCGCTGAATTAAAAGCAGCTGTTGCTGAATTAGAAGCATTAGTTTCTGAAGTTGCTGCATTTGCAGCTGAAGCATCTGAACTATTTTTATTAGTTAAAGCTGACGAAGCAGAGTTTGCAGCATTAACTGCAGACGTACCTGCAGAAGAAACATTTGATGCTACTGTTGCTGCATCGGTTGCTGCAGAACTTGCAGAACTAGCTGCAGCAGTTGCTGAATCGCTAGCGCTGGTAACATAAGTTTGTATTGTTGATGCATAAGTTTGTAATGTAGAAGCACTAGCTCCAGTAATTTGAAAAACAGATGTTGCCATATTTACCTCTAATTAATTATATCAAGTTCAAAAGAAACACTTGGTTGTACTTTTGCATCTACAGATGCTTGATCAGTACTTAAAATAAGCTCTTCTATTTCTAATTTTATTTGGTTGTATGATGATTCATAAATTGGTTTGCGATCATCATTAAAATAATCTGCAGCGTATATACATGCACCATAAGTTATTAAATCTGGAGAAACTAAAGACAAAGTATTTGTATCAGTATCATTAGTTAATGTTTCTGCTTCACCTCTATACACAAAATGAAAAACGGTGCCTACTGTAGGTATAGGTTTTACGTACCAAAAGTTTTGTAGTCGAGTATAATATTGAGGTTTTCCAGTTTGTGGAAGTGATCCAGATAATTCTATAAATCTACTTAAAGGCACACGATTAAGTACAGCATCGTTAGATTGTGTTAATCCTGTGTATGCTTGAACCATTTCAATATAATCGCCTGGTATATAAACTTTACCATCAGCTTGATTATAAAGTTGTGAAGACGTAGTACCAACAGTAACTGAAAATAGTTTTTCTAATCCTGGAAATCTTAATGTTCTTTGAATTTTTTGTGATGCACTTTTTAAAAAACTTTTTGCTAAATCTGTAGTGCAGTCGGATCGGTTAATTAGATTTTTTACATCGTTTTGTAATTCTAGGTAAGTTGCCATTTAAATTTCCTTTAATGAGTAAGGAAACGCTCACAATCATTATTTTTTAACCATTTGATAATATCTTTAATTGGAGCTTTATATACATCAATACCTTCTCTTAACATCTGATCAACGACTGCAACTGGTATTGAAGCCATTTTCATCATGTCTTTGCTATCAGTCCAACCACCTTGCTGTTTTTGATAATCTAAACTTTTTAAAAAATGATCAGGTATTTCTTGGGTTTTAGTTGTATATAACTTATTTCCTTCTTGCACTATGCTGTGCTTTATATCTTTAATATCCATAAATTCTCCTTAAATAATGGGACGCCTTGCAAGGAGAGCTAAATCAAGACGCCCCATAATTAATTAAGCTAAGTCGTAAATATAACCGGATAAGTTATAGTTAGCGTGCTTTAAGCCATATTCAGTTACCAATGCGTGAGTATCAGCATCACCAGTTTTGGCAAGTAACTCTCTAGTCATTGGGCGTAGTTCTGCTATTTTCCAGTCAGCTGGATCATACAAAAATGCAACGTCAGTTTTCATAAACCTATTCATTACAACTTTATATTCGCCGTATGGAGAAATATATACATCGACAACGTTAACAAGAGTTCTACCACCATTTGAAAAGTGTTCTTGTCTAGCGTTACCACTACCTACTGCAGATCGAGTATAACCTGCTATAACAGTTGAATCAGCAGGCTTAATCATAAGAATAGTTGCTTCTGCACCATCATCATAAAGAGCATCACCTAGAGACAATATATTAGCCTCAGATAGTGTTGCTGAAGTACCTGCATCTACTTTATTTGCTATAACAGCATTACCTGCTGCGTCATTACCCCAACAGTTTGCGGTAAATCTTGCAGCTGATGAACTACCTGCTGCAGCATCATTACCACCAGAAGCTCTATTACCAACAAGATTAAATTCTATATCTCGTTTAAATTCTGCTGCTTTTTTTGAAAGTTGATATGCAGTTTCTTTCGCTCTTCCGTATGCATCAACTGCATCTGAAGTTGCTGAGACTTTAATAGTATGAGATTGTATCTGAGTATAATTTGATCTCATAGTGGTCGGTGTCAATGTAGCGTCAGAAAAATCAGCTCCCTCAACTCTTGCATTTTCTGCAGTTGAAGCAAGTGAATCTTCTTGCCATTGAAACAACGTATTACTTACACTTTCTTTACCAATTGATGATTGGAAAGGAGTTGCAGTTGGAGAAATATTAGAGATAATATCTGAAATATCTTCCTTAATACCTACTTCTTGGTAGGTTTGCCATGTAGCCATTAGTTTTATCCTTTTCTAAAAATGACGTTAATTTATTTTTGCCACTTTGATAGAAAAGCATTTGTTGCATCATCGGTACTTCCAGATTTAAATAGTTTATCCATAGCATCACCTTGTCTTTTTTTAGATGTTGTTGGATTACTGGTACCTGATTTTAAAACTCGTTTTTGTTTTCTCACAACTCTTTTTTGTGTGGCAACTTTTTTACCTTGATCGTATTTCATAGCTTTAATCATCATTTCTATTGCAGTAGGTTCGACAATTGTATCTACAACCTCTGCTTGTAAACCTTGATTAATAGCGTAAGATCTAACATCATTGTATAAATTTTGAGACCAATCAGGAACTCGTTCTTTAAGTACTTTAATTGATTTTGATGCTTCTTCTTGAAGTCTTTTTTGATAATCATTTTTTATTTGAGTTGCATACTGAGATGCTTCTTGTGTAAAAAAATCTAAATCTTCTTTAGCCATTTGAGACTCTCGTCTTAATTGCATAAAGTCATCATCACTCATAGTTTTTGCAGCCACTAGCATGTCGACTTCCGCATATGGCTTATAACGTTCTTGAGCTTTTTCCATAAGCTTTTGTAAGGACGCTTCGTATTGTAATGATTTATCTTCAAGTGCTTTTCGTTGAGTAGCAACTTCTTGCGATTTAATTGTTAGAGATTTTTCTTGACCATGTAATCGTTTAAGATCTTTAACAGATACTTCTAATTCATCTTCACCTACTTTAACTTTTGTGATCATATCATCATCAGCTATAAGTGATGTAGCTGTTGGTTCGTCAACAATAGTTTCATTGCCGTCTTCATCAACTTCTACAGTTACATATTCGTAATCTTCAGAATCTTTTTCTTGAAGGTTTGTTTCGTCTTTAACTTCTACTTGCTCAGGCGCTTCTTCTGCTGCTCTAACTTCATCAACAGGTTTAGCGTCACCTTTAGTCTCGTCTTCTTCTGGCTTTTCAGCGGATTCCCACTGAGACATAAAGGCATTTTCTGCTTCTTCGGACGAACCAAAAGAAGCATCAAAAGGTGATTTTTCAGTAGACGCGTTTGTAGTCTCTGACATTTCTATTCCTCATTCTTTTCTACTATTTGATTTTTCATTAACACTTGTTGATTTAAAGTATTAATTACTTCTTGCACTGATCTTGCACTATAATAAGCAATATTTCTTTCATTTGCTTGTGCAGGATCGGTATTAAAAAATACTTGAACATATTGATCAAGTAATGCTTTAACTACTTTATTAAAACTTTCGTTTTTTAAAAGTAACTCTGCGTCTTGGCCTTGTGTAACCAATAACTCATTATTAACATTATCCATTGTCTCTCCTTTTAATGTTATGAATTTGGACTAACTATGCCTGTCTTTTGATCTGCAGGCTGAGACTTAAGTAATTTTAACTCTTCGTAAGCAACATCTGCTTTAGTTTCTGAGTCAAAATCTTTTCTGTCTTCTTCAGTAGTCATTTTAGCAATTTCTGCTTCTGATTTAGCTAATTCTAATTCCATACGGAATTTAGCTTCTTCTACATCAAGTTGTAGTCGTTGCTCTTGAACTGCTATTTTTCTTTCTTCTATTTCCATGTTCTTCATAGCTATTTGCTGTTGCATTTGCTCTTCAGGCGATGGTTGTGGAGGCGGTATTTTATCAGGTGGTATTAAGTATGTATCAACATCTTTTATACCCTGTGCTAACAAAGATTGACGAACCATATTATATCGTTCTTTCATACCATAGTTAGCTTGTAGCCCTGGATCTTGAGATAACTGCATATGAACAGCATTATATTTTTGTGCTTCTCTTTCAGTTTCTCCGTAACCTAATTTAAAAGCTACTTCAACATCTTGTCGATCTTGCCATTGTGTTGGAGTAACTTGTGCGTAAGCTCCTGCAACATCTATAATTTTTTGAGAATTTTCGTGAATAATACACAATCTATATACCTCAAGAAATAATGGTTTTAAGAAATTATTTGCGAAGTTTCTTGCAATGATCTTGGAACGTTGTTGTGAAAGATTAACGAGTTGCTCGACCATTCCTTGTGAATTTTGATTAGATATGGCGTCTTTGTTAAGGCCTTGCGAGAGTTTCGAAATGCCACTAGTATTTTCACCATCTTCTTCCAACTTTTGAACGGTTTGGAATATGAATGGGTTAAGTGGGTTCTGTGGTAAGGGTGAAACACCGTCAGGGCGAGTGACATTAACTATGCCTCCTAATCTATTGTCTAGTAATTCTCTTGGGTTTAATAATGATCCTTTAGTTACTAAGTAACGAGGATTTGTAGTAACTGAGCTATGATCTAATATTGATCTCATTAATACTGTTCTAGCATTTTGAGTAGGCAATAATTTATATGCAAAGTTTTCGCCATGAAACCTATGTGCAACAGGTATAGGTGTAAAAACTATAAATGGTCTTTTATCAACTTCTTCATACTCAAGAAGCGTATTACCAGCTATTAATATTTTATATAATTTACTAATACCTTCGCCGTCCATATCAGCTTCAACGTATGCTTCATAAACAACAATTTCTTTCATTTGTTCTTGTCGATGATGTTCATCTGAATTTACAGAAGTAGGACCAATTTGTTCATGACGATAATATTTTTCATCATAATTTTTACCTAATGGATCTTCATCAGAACCTATGCTTTCAATTAAATCTTCATCAAAACCCATTTTAATTAAATCAGTTTTACGCATAGTTTTTCTATGAGCAACAAAACCATCTTCAATGTCTTTACTCATTGGGTTAACTATAAATTCTTCAGGTGGAATAACGTCAATAACAACTTTACTTTTATCTATACTTTTAATAAATGTACCTTTAAATCGACCATCGTTTTCTGTGAATTTGCCTAGTTCCATTGAAGGATCAACTAATGCTTGATCTAATTCTTCACTAGTATAATCTTTAAATTCTTCTTCAATTTGCTCTAATTTTTCTTCCCAATAAACTTTTATAATACCTACGCGAGACATTAATCCGTCATGTATAGCATCTCTAAAAATAGAAAAACCATCGTTTTGTCTGTGTAAAACATAATTAGTATAAGCAGTACAAACTCTAGCTTTTTCTACGTCTTCAGGACCTTGAGGTGTAAATTCAATAACGTCTGTACCTGCTGAAAATGTTTCTAGCAGCAATGCTTTTAAACCTTCAACACCATCATAAACATCTTGAGATACATAACTACTGTTGCCGTTAGATTGTCTTTTAGGAAGTTCTCCATGATAATAGCGCATAATTTTTTCGCGCTCATTACTTAAATCACTATCAGAATATCCTATAGAACCTTTGATTTCATCTTTGCAAAGTGCAACGAGTTCATCTTCTGATAATGCTTCAAAATCTGCCATCAGATCGCCTCCGAATAAAAGTTATTGTTAATTTCTGTTGGTTTCCAACCTTGTTGGTGACCATAATTTGCTAAAGCTAAAGCCATTACACAATCATCATGACAGCCACTTTCAGCTTCCATAGCTCCAGTTTCTGTCTCAATATATGTTAGTAATTCTCTTAGAGTTACTTTGTCATAGATTAGCATTTCATTAAGTCTTAATGATGCTCTAAGTTCATTTATAACTAATGGTTTAGATTTTGCTGTTGTTTGAAAACCTAACTTTGTCATTTCTTTATCAGTCATTTTGTCTACTACCATTTCAATATGAAAATTTGTGTATTCAAAATCTTTGTACAAACGCGTACAAGTTAATAAGCCATGAGAGTTACTTTCAACAATTATGTAAGCATTATTAAAAAACTCACCTAAATGTAATAAAACAGTTGCAAAATAATCAGGGTGAACGTGTGCTCTGTAAGTACCAACTAAAACTTTATTTTCATCTAAAATTTGTGCTACAGAATAATCACCACCTCTAATACCCATTGCAACGTCGGCACCGATTGTATAAATGCCTGCAGGATCAACATCTTTATATAAAACTAGTTCACCTCTAGGGTGAGTTTTCCAAGTTTCTTCTTCTAATGCTAATCTTTGTTTTACAGGTTCAGCTTTATCTAACATTTCCATAACTTGATCTGGATTAAAAATAGGTCTACCAGATGTTAAAAAAGCTTCATCAGCATTTGCCGGATATTCTTGTCTAAATAAATCAATGCCATTTTGAGCTATTTTTTTACGCCTAAATGAAAGCTGATCATCAGTTAAATCAAACTCTTTTTTTAATTGCTCTTCATCAGGTGAATATTCCATGTTTTCAGGTGCTTGTTCAGCATATTCATCTTGTATAAACCAAGGTAAAAATACTGGAATAAAACCATTACTACCTTCAATAGCTCCACGCCATAAATCATAAAATTTACCAGACACACCATTTGCCGTAGACTCAATAAAAACAGCTGTATTATCTTTATTAGGAACAGCCTGCATAATAGCATTAAAGTTTTCTTCTGCAGTAGATGGAGACCAGAACGCTAATTCTGATAAATGACAAACTGTTATAGTTTCTCCTCGTGCAATTGAGTCACCACCTGCAGTAGCAACAACATAAGAACTATCTAAAAAATTAAAGTTTATTTCTTTTCTTGAAGAATACTTAGTATGAGGTTTAACAGGTTCAGGACAATTTTCATGGTATCGTCTTGTCATATCAAATAAAGCTCTTGTAGAGTCAGCATGATGCGTAACAACCATACCTCTTTGTGCTTTACGTTGTGATAGCCACCAATATAACCAACCACCAACCATAGTGGATAATCCCATTTGACGAGCTTTAAGAATTATAACACGAATTTTGCCTTCTTTTTTATACTGAGTATTTATAATATCTAGTAGTTGTTGTTGAGCAACATTTGGTTTTAAATTTACTACATCACCATCTTTAGTACGAATTTTTAAACAATTTTTTGAATAGAAACTAAAGTTATCCCTCAATTCCTTTCGTATCATCAATGCTTTTTGGTTCATCTAAACTTGCCAACCACTCTTCAGCGACTGCCTTTACTTCTAATTTATTTACAGGTTTTTGCTTAGTAAACTCTAATAGTGCTTTTGCTGCGCCTGCTTTTGTATTAGCAGCATCAGGACCTTCAGCAATTTCGAGCAGAACCGATACTGCTCTTTTAGCAATGTTATCGTCATCGGGTAATAATCCTTGTTCGATCATTTTATCTACTTTCTCTTTTGCTTTTTGTTTAACTTTGGCTCTTTCTTTTGCAAGCTCGTTTTGTTTTTTGCCCCACCCGTCAGGTAACCCACTTGGTCTACCTGCTTTGGTTTTAGCCATTTTTCTAAGATGCTCACAAAGTCTTTCATACTCAGGACCGCCTTTTTCCTTTAGAATTTTGTTTGGGTGTTTGTGTAGATTTTTTGTCGTCCACTTTGCTCCCACTGTCGGCTTCCATTTTGCTCTGATTTTCTTTTGCATCAACAGCTCCGTTAATAGTATTTACAAAATATTCCATACAAAAATTTCTAGTATTTATTGTAGATCTAACCATTTGAACTGGAGGTAAAGCATGTATAAATTCTTTACCGATTGTAATTTTACCATCTAAAGTTAATCTTTTGTCATCAAACATTTTTTCAAAATTATCTAACATTTTAAAATATTCATTTATTTTCATTTTGCTCTCCTTAAATTAATTCGTCACACTTAAGACAAGGCATAATAATTAACACCAGTATCTGTGCCAAAAGTTGCTTCTTTCATTTGTCTTATTTGTTGTAATATTTCTGATAAAGTTGCTTCTTGTTTAATTGCACCTTCTTCAGATTGAACATTAAACTTAACTGTTACTGAGTTAGGATCTATTCCATTAGCTCTAGCTACTTCTTCATAAATTGGAGAAGCAGCAATTTCTAATAAAATTTCATGATATATTTGTCTCATTTCTTGACCATGAACAGGGTGAACTGCAAATGCATCATGTGTATGCATAAAGCCTGGAACACCACGTTCTCTTAATCTTTTAGCTAATGCTCTTTGAACGTAAGCATCTAATGAGTGATTTAAAAAAGCTGCAAAACCAGTAATTGCAAGTTTGTCTTGATATACTGGAACACCTATCTTTTTATCTTTACCAATTTCCCAATTAACTCTTCGTTTTGTACTATCAGGTAATTTACCAGTATATACAGAAACGTCACCGTCAGGTAATGGAACACGAACTGCAAAATTATCTTTACCATATAAATCAAACATAGTTGAAGCTATAGCTTTTGCTATTCCTTCAGCCATTGCAGCACCAGGATAATTTTGATCAAAAATTAACTCTAATTTATTTTGAATATTTTTAAGAGTTTCTTTTTGTTCAGGATCTTTCATGTCATTAAACTGCTCAGGTAATTGTTTAGCTAATTCGTCAAACCCTGCACCTCTAGCAGTTATTTTTACTTGTCCATATGATCTTCTATTAGCTAAAAATTTCTTTGCTACTTTACGAGATTTAGTTGCACCTAAACCAGTTACTTCTTGTATATGATCTGCAGGAAGTCTGTATAAATCTCCTCCAGGTGCATCAGGATCCATTCTAAGTAAATTAGCTACTTGAGATAGTCCTGGGTCTCCTGTAAGTGCGGCGTGTAACTGATATGCCGAAGAAGTACCATCAAACCATACTGGATAAGCTGAATTGAAGCCTTGAAGTAAGTTTATTGCTTCTTCATTTTGAAATAATTCACTTGTAGGTATTTTCTTAAATGAAGCGTCTTTACCTTCTAAAAATGCTCTCATTCTTCCAATTTCTACAGCTAATCTTTGTATTTCAAAACCGTGATCTGATACATCAAAAACAGCATGATTTTTTTGATAAATAGTTTTTGCATCTCTTTTATCGTTAAAAATCATTGGAGCACCACCTCGCTGATAAGCAAAAATGTTGCCACCTTTCATTTTTGAACCTGCAACCAAGTAATCAATCAAAGGCATATTAAGATCTTCATCATTTAAAAATTCTGATCTAGGTCTTCCTGCTAAGTCCATGTATTGCTGAACTGTACCAAATAAAATTCCTGCTCTTTGGTTGTATGGAATTTCATTACCTATACCTAAATGATCTCTAATTGAGTGTAAAAAACTTTCAAAACCAGTAGCACCTAATGGTCTCCAGTTTGGAAATTCCCATATTGCTTTACCGGCTTTACCTTGGTATGAAGCAGAACCATTTAATGTGTCTATACGTAATCTATCTTGTGCTCTTCGCTGCATGTAAACTGGAGACATACCACCTTTATCAGTTTGGTTGTCTTCATATTGTTTTAATGCTTCAGCTGTAGCTAACGTATATGCACTATCAGTAGTTCCATCTTTTTTAAAGACTAAATCTAATCCTCTATAATGCCTTGGTTTAGTCATCATGCCCGCAAGTAATTTGTATATCATGTCGTTTATAACTAGAGGCTGTTGTTGCTCTCTTTCTATAAATTCAACAGTATTGTCGTAACTTCCTAATGGGTGACCATTTATTTTTGGCTTTTCTGTACGGGGTTCTTTTGTAGCTCTATTAACATATTTACGAGCATTATTTTGATCGGCTTTATTTTTCAAAGCAGAGTCTTTTGGCTCTACCGTATAAATTGGATACATTACACCGCCAGCACTTGTTCTAAATGCAACTTCAAAATCACTTATTGCACCAGTTTCTTGTAGTGCTTTCATAATGATCAAAAAGTTTTCACGATGTGGAGCTAATGCTTCTTCAACTTCATTACCTTCTTTAGTTTCAACTAAATCAACAATACGACCGTTTGGTTCCATTAAATCAATAGCTTTAAGATAAGCAACGGCTAACATAGAAACGTCGGTATCAGGTGTTATTTGACCTAAAATAGCTTTTAAAGTATTAGCATTAATACCTTCTATATCTAAGTTATTAGCAAGATTTTCTATTTTTTCATTAAATGCTGCATCAATAACTTCTCTATTTTTTTCTATTTCAATAGCATTTTTTTGAATTTTATCTAAATCTTCTCTACGCTTTTTAAGCATAGGACTACCGTGTTTAACTTTAGCAAACTGAGTAGTTGGAACCATTATTTCAGCATATTCTTCATTTATGCCTTGTTGATATGTTTTACCTGTGTAGATGTTATCTAAAACACTATTAACAGTCATAAAACCATCACCTTTAAGTAATGATAAAAACCTTTCAATAAGGTCTTTAATTTTACCTAAAATATACTTTGGTGTTACTTCATTGTATCTTGCACTCTCAAGTCTAGCCGACATTTCAGCTAATACTTCCATTTCTTGAGCAATTGAAGATAACTCAGGATATAATTCCTGGACTTCTTTTTTAACAACATTGTATAAAGGGTGAGACTTGAGTTTGTCCATTTCAGCTTTACTTAAACGATCTTCAACTGCATGAAATATTTCGTGAAGAACAGTAGTTTTATCTGCATCTTTAGTAAGATTAATTAACTGCTGTCTTCTTATAAAAGAGTTCTGAGATGAATTATAATTAACCTTAAAACCTTCAGTTAAAGCTCTAGCAATTAAAGCAGCTTTATCTTTGTCTGATAATTTATTATTAGGTTTAAATAATGATCTAGTTCTAACTGTATCATAAGCTTGATTAATAGCTTCTGGTGCTACTTCGTATTGTACTAATTGTGTAGCATTACCTTCCATAGTATTACGTTTAATTAAACCATTTTTAACTAGTCTTTCAAAAACAGATCTTGGCCAAATTGTAGTAGTTCTACCATTATCAGGTTGACCTCTGTAATCTTGAGCAAAACCATCAGCTTTTTCTGGTACTGCAGTCATAAAAGCAGAACCTCTAAAACCTTGTTGCTCTATTGTTTGAGCAGTATCTTTACTTGTTCCATGATGTAATATTTCTACACGCTCACCATAATAGTTTTCTGCTTCAGATTTTAATTCATTTACTGTAGGAAATCTTGACTCTTGCACAACTGACTCAGTATCGACTTCCTTAGGTCCAAACTGTGTCATAGGTTCTACTACTTGATCTAAAAACGTAGCATGCTCAGGATACTGCATTTTAGCTTGTTGAAGCTTTGCTTTTTTAAGAGCAGGTGTTCTTTGATTTGCAATATCTAATACAAGTACTTGCATTGCAGGATTTGGTGCAGCTTGATAAGCAGCATTAGCCATTTCAGTAGCACGTTTTACTGCTTCACTATATGCTAATGGATTTTTTACATAATCAGGAACCGCATTAGGATCTTGAGCTGTAGTTGTAGTAGTTTCTTTTTCTACTTTTTTCTTACCTTTAGCACCTCTTTTAGGTTTTTCTTTTGTAGGTTGTACAGGTATAACCGGAGTTATTGGAGTAGGTGTTGTAGGGTTAACATTAACACTATTATCATTGGTAGGTTCTAAGTTAATTCCTGCAGCATTTTGATATTGTCTAATTGCTTTAGAAACTCTATTGCGAGATCCAGTTAAAGCATCAATAGCTCGACCACCTGCAATAGTAGTAGCTGAAGCAATTGGATTCATATATGCTAACGCACCTGCACCTAATGCTCTTCCACTATTTATATTTATACCTAGTTTGCCACGACCTAAATTAAGAGGATTAAAGTAATCAGTAAATTTAGATACACCGCCTTTAACACCTTCTTGTTTAAAACGTGTAATTACGTTGAGTTTTCTTGCAAGAGCACCTATTTGAGGATCAGCATCTGTAAGTAATTTAATGTCATCTTTAGATGCTAAATTCTTTACTTTATTTTTAGCTCTTTTAAGTGCAACTTTTACTTTTGGATTATTTTTATTTAATTTCTTTTGTTTAACTAAAGCATCTATTTCAGCTTGGTACTGCGTATGTAAGTCATCTAAATTTGCGTCTGCATCATCTAGTTTTTTATTGTTTCTATCTTGACCTTCAGATGTTTTTTCTAAATCTCTAACAACTTCAGCAGTAGCTTCTTCGTCAGCTTTTACAATCTTTTTATAACCACTAGGAAAAGCATCAATAGCTGTATTGGTACCTTTAATAGTTTCAACAACAGTTTGAGCACCACCTCTAGTTCCACCACCACCGGCAGCACCTGCGAAAAATGACTCTTTTAAATTTCTTTTAACTTCGTCAGCAGTATAGTCTCTACCTAAATTAGAAGCAGTACCCATTTTAATTACATCTTGACCTACTTCGGTTATACCTTCACCTGCAGCTGCAGCAGTAAATGCAGTAGCAATACGACCAAAACCATTAGATGCAAGCCATGAAGAAATGCCTTTAACACCTGAACCTTTTACAGAAGCAGGTATCATTTTAAAGACAAAACCGGCACCAATATTTTCAAGAAGACCCATAAGTATTCCTGCACCACCTGCTTCAGATACTTTAGTAGCTTGGTCTACACCTTCTATATCTTTTACTTCTTGAAATGCTTCACCTGACATTAATGCAGCAGAAGAACCTGGTAAAGGTGATACAGCTGTCATTATATAAGGCAATGACTCAGCCATTTTTTGAGCACCATATTGAATACCTGAACCAACACCAGTAACATCATCAGTAGTTAATGATTTATAGTTTAAAGCATCAGCTTTTTTATTTAACATTTCTGCAGTAGCAAATTTATCTTGAGCTGCTTTATCAGACATTGCATTTTGATTTAAAGGATCAAAGCCAAAAAATTCTCTAACAGGATTACCTATATTTTCTTGTAAATAACGTTGGGAGTCTCCTACAAATGAATCATTAATAACTTGCTCTAAATTACCTGCATATTCTTGAGTATTAGCCATTGATTTAAGATCGCCGTGCTGAAATGCAGTAGATAAACTTGTATCCTTTGGAGACATAGATTGGACTATTTCTTCAACGGTCTTTTGTTGGTCTGCAGTTGATAATTTTTTGAATTTTTCATCAACTTCAACAGTACCATAGCCATCGATTTCAAGCTCGATCATAGCCATAGGCGTCTCCATAGATTTTATTTAATTTTGAATGTTATTCCGGTAGAAGATTTACCACCAACAGATCTGTTACTTGATGTGCT